CACAGATCGAGACCGTCTCCAATCTCGCCGCCGAGGTCGTCGGGCTCTGCAAGCTCGCACTCGACCAAATCGACCGCGAGCGACAGGAATATGCCGAGTGGCGCGGCCGCGAGATCGAGCCGAGACATCCCTGCGACCGTTCCAACGGGTCGCGTGAGACCGGAGCTCTGCGGCGGCGATCCATGGACCTCACCCGAGCCCTCGCCGACCTCCGCCGCTGACCGGCGCACCGTCCATCACCCCGGTGGTGGGCGGGACACCAGCCAGCGACCACGAAAGGAAAAACCAATGATCACCGCCAGATTTGCCGCCACATGCCCCGCATGCGCACTCACCATCGCCGAGGGCGCGCCCATCGAGCAGGACCCAGCCTCACGCCAATGGGTCCACCTCGGATGCCTCGAAGAACTCCGCGACACCCGGCTGTCGGAGGCCCCGCGCACCGTCTGCCCCGACTGCCACACCGTCCGCACCGTCACCGGCGCATGCATGTGCGAGGAGGACGCATGAGCAACGTCAAGCAGGCGATCCGGTGCCGCGACATCAGCGCCGTCAGCTCCGGCGCACTTCTGCTGCTCGGCGGATTCGTCATCGGCACCATGCACCCGATCAGCGCGCCAGCAATGGCGGTCCTAGTCGCCGTCGAGCTCGTGCTCGTCGTCGTCTGCTGGGTCGCCGACAGCCGATTCAACAAAGCAATCAAGGAGGACGCATGATGCTCTCACACTGGTCCCGAAGCTCCACGCTCACCCCGCATTCGGTCGACCAGTCACCGGAGGGACGCGGAGACAAGCCTCGCGGCCTGTGGGTGTCCGTCGACGGGGAGGACGACTGGCCGTCGTGGTGCCATAGTGAGGGATTCTGCGAGGACCGCCTGGTCCACAGATTCCGCATCACGCTCGCCGACGACGCCAATATCCTCCAACTCGTCGGCGAGGGCGGAATCCGCTCGCTGACCCAGGAGTACGGCGTCACCCCGCAGGGAATCACCGGCCGATTCGGACTCCGTGACTCGCACTGGATCGACTGGCCGCGCATCGCCCAGCAGTACAAGGGCGTCATCATCTCCCCCTACTGCTGGGGGTCGAGGCTGGAGGTCGCCTGGTACTACGGCTGGGACTGCGCATCCGGGTGCATCTGGGACGCGTCAGCCATCGCCTCGGTCGCCGAGATCCCCGCCACCAGCGAGGTGTCGGCATGAGCGGCCAGCATCGCGTGAACCTCGGAATCACCGACGAGAAGATGCCCGCCTACCAGCGCCTGTGGGACGAGGGACTGTGCGACCTCGAATGGACCAGGAAGGACCTGGCGCACAAGATCGCCGTCTGCCACCAGTGCCCGGTCCGCGCACTCTGCGCCCAGGTAGGACGAGGCGAGGAGGCAGGTGTGTGGGGAGGCAGGATCCACGGCCAGGCCGACGGAGTCACCTGCAAACGCGGCCACCGGATAACCGGCGACAACGTGGCATTCCGCAGCAAAGGTGGCACGAAGTATCGGGTCTGCCGCGAGTGCCGCCGAATCAAAGCCAGAGGCGAATATGCGGGCCGCAGCATCGACGAGCAGTGGATCCACGAAGCAACACAGGAGAAGGCCGCATGAGTCTCACCATCACTGACATGTTCTGTGGGGCCGGCTGATCCGCCACCGGCGCCGAGCTGGTGCCAGGGGTCGAGGTTGCCACCGCCATGAATCACTGGCAGCTGGCCATCGACACCCATCACGCCAACCACCAGCAGACCCGCCACATCTGCGCCGACATCTCCCAGACCGACCCGAGGTACATCCCCACCACGGACCTGCTGTGGGCGTCACCTGAGTGCACGAATCACAGCGTGGCACGTGGCCGCAAGCGCGTCACCTGGCAGGATTCGTTGCTCGACGAGAAGCCGCTCCCGGACGAGGCCGCACAGCGCTCCCGGGCCACGATGTGGGATGTTCCCCGCTTCGCCGAGGTGCACCACTACCGGGCCATCGTCACCGAGAATGTGGTCGACGCCCGCAAGTGGATCATGTTCGACGCATGGCTCCACGCCATGCACAGCCTCGGCTACGCCCACCGCATCGTCTACCTCAACTCGATGCACGCCCAGCTTGGCGGATTGCCGGCGCCTCAGTCCCGCGATCGCATGTACGTCGTGTTCTGGCGCAAGGGCGACAAGGCTCCCGAACTCGAGAAGGTCACCCGGCCGCGCGCCTGGTGCCCGGACTGCGGGTGCATGGTCGACGCCGTCCAGTCGTGGAAGAGGCCCGACCGGCCGTGGGGACGGTATCGCGCCCAGTACGTCTACCGGTGCCCGCACTTCGAGTGCCGCAACCGGATCGTCGAGCCCAGGTGGCTCCCCGCCGCCGCGGCCATCGACTGGTCGATCCAGGGCGAACGGATCGGCGACCGCACCAAACCCCTCTCCCCCAAGACCCTCGCCCGCATCAAGGAAGGGCTCCGCCGATTCGGCGCGCACTCGATGCACCTGGAGGCTGCTGGGAACACCTACGACATGGCGTCCGGCAAGCCCGGCTCCTACCTGCGGGCGTGGCCCACCGACCAGCCACTCAAGACCCTGTCGACCACCGCCACCAAGGCGCTCCTGGTGCCGGTGGAGGGCTGCGACGGCAAGCACGCCCGCCCGGCCACGGATCCGATGCGCACCAAGACCACGAGGTTGGAGACCGGACTCCTCACCCCCTACTACGGCGCCTCCGAGACGGCCCAGCCCACCGACAGGCCAATGGGCACGCTCACCACCGTGGACCGCTTCGCCCTGGTCACCCTGCGCGGCCACAACGCACCCAAGCCCGTCACAGAACCCATGGACACCGTGTGCGCCGGAGGGAATCATCACGGCCTGATGACCGTGACCGACGACGACGTGAACGCCTGCAGATTCCGCATGCTCGAACCAGATGAGGTGAAACGCGGCATGGCCTTCCCGGCCGACTACGCCATGCTCGGCACCCGAAGGGAGCAGGTCAAAATGGCCGGGAACGCGGTCACCCCTCCGGCCGCCCGGGATCTCATCTCGACGGTCGCAGAAGCGCTCGCCTGACCACCACAACGCATTCACAAGCCGCCGAACCAGGCGGCTTTTTTCATGCCCGAAAGGAGTAGCAATGCCTAGACGATCTGAGCTGAGGAAGATGGTCGAATCGTGCGCCAGGACGCGGCGCATCGGCCAGGTGTGGGACGACTGGATCCACATGTGCGCGATCGCGCTTCGCCGAGGTCAACTCGACGGCGCCGAGCAGCGTGAGGCCGACTACCTGCGCATCGCAGGCAGGTACACCGACGCACAGGTGCAGACCATGGCTGAGGCGCTCGGCCAGCTGGTTTCAGACATGGATGCCGAGGTTGATGATCACCTCGGGAAGCTGTTCATGGAGTTGGAGATCTCGTCGGATCCGCAGGGGCAGTTCTTCACGCCGCTGCCTGTCGCCAGAATGATGGCCGATGTGTCCATGCCGGACATTATGAAGGCTGTCGAAGAGCGCGGGCATGCGACCGTCGATGACTGCGCCTGCGGGTCCGGTGTGATGCTGCTGGCCGCGTTTCAGCAGGCCCGCGCGGCCGGTTTGAATCCGCAGACTCAGCTGTGGTTTCACGGCACTGACAAGGATCCGACGTGTGCGCGGATGGCTTTCATTCAGCTGTCGTTGATCGGGGCTCCTGCTGTCATCGTGCACGGCGACACGCTGTCGCTCGACGAGTGGGATGTGATGCCGACGTTGTGGCACATCGCCGGTGGCTGGGGCTGGCGACTTCGACGTCCTGCCGCCCCGACGGTTCAGGTGGAGCAGCCGGAGCCGGTCGACGTGCCGACGCAGGACGCGCTGTTCGAGGAGGCGTCGTGAGGATCAGGTTCTGCTGTCCGACGTGCGGTCGGCCAGCTCAGCGGACCGTCGCGTATCTGCGCGACAGGGCCGTTCTGGAGCGATTCTGCTACTGCCGCGCCGGTCACTACTGGATCGTGAAAGGAGGTGCTCGAGATGTGGTTCAAGGTCGATGACAAGGCCTACGGGCATCCGAAGTTCCTGATGTGCTCGACGCAGGCCATCGGGGTGTGGATGCTGATGGGGTCCTGGTCGTCGGAGCAGCTGACCGACGGGTTCATCCCGAAGGGTGCGCTGGGGATGATCAGGGCCGCCGACGGGGATATCGCCGAGCTCATCGGGGCCGGTCTGCTCTCCGCGGTTGATGGTGGCTGGCAGATGCATGACTTCGGTGACTACAACCCGTCATCCGAGCAGGTGAGGGATGCGAGGGCCAAGGCGGCCGAGCGTCAGAGGAGGAAGCGCAGGGGTTCAGATGGTCGGTATGTCACGCGTGAGTCACGGCGTGACATACAGCGTGACTCACGCGTGAGTCACGCTGTGAGTAACGATGTGACTTCGCGCGATGTCACGTCCACCCCGACCCGACCCGTACCCAATAGATCTACATCACCGACTGACGTCGATGATGATGCGATTGATGCAGTCGATGGCATCGCCGATGACACGATCAGTGACACGTTCGAGTCATGGTGGAAGCACGTGCCGAAGAAGGTCGGCAAGGGTCAGGCCAGGAGGTCCTTCAAGCAGGCGCTCAAGAAGACCGACCTGTCGACGCTCACCTCGGCGATGGACCGCTACGCGAAGTCTGTCGAGGGATCCGATCCGAAGTTCGTGGCGCATCCTGCGACGTGGCTGAACGGCGAGCGCTGGGACGACGAGCCCGACATCCCCCAGGCCGACGTGATGCCCGAATGGTGGCAGCGATGAACCCCACCGAGCAGGAACTCATCGGGGCTGCCATCGTCGCTCCCGGCATCACCGCCGAGCAGCATCTGGCCGGCGCCCAGTTCGACGACATGCGGCTCGGTGACATGTGGGAGGCCATCAGGCGGATTCACCTGTCGGGTGCCACGCCGACCCCGGCGACGCTCGAGTCGGAGATCCCGGGAATGGATCCCGGTCTGCTGGTCGAGTGCACCGGGCTGGGGATCCCGGCGAACGCTGGCAGGTACGCCGACGAGATCAGGGACCATGCGTGGCGCCGGGATGTCCGCTCGGCGACGATGGTCGCCCAGCAGATGCTCGACGAGGGCGCGCCGGTCGATGATGCGATCGCCCGTGTCTCGTCGGTGCCGGCGCCGGTCGACAAGCCTGCGACGGCCGTGGACTTCACCGACTTCGTGACGAGACAGCTGCCGCCGACCGAGTGGGTGATCGACGGGCTGATCGCCCGCGGGGACCGTCTTGTGCTGACCGGGACTGAGGGTCTGGGCAAGACGGTGCTGCTGCGGCAGCTCGCGGTGTGCGCCGCGGCCGGGGTGCAGCCGTTCACCGGCGACACCTCGCCTGTACGCCGCGTGCTGTTCGTGGACTGCGAGAATCCGGAGCGGATCATGATCGGCTCGTTCAGGAAGCTGCGGGACGCGCTGCACATCGAGACCCGGATTCCGTTGCGGATCGCCCGGTTCCCGCAGGGGCTGGATCTGACCCGCACGTCCGATCGGCTCACTCTGCGGCAGCTGCTTGTCGACAACCGGCCCGATCTGCTGGTGATCGGCCCGGTCTACAAGTTGTACGTCGGCGGCGCGAACTCGCGCGAGGAGGACCTGGCGCGGGCTGTGACGGCATGCCTCGACGGACTGCGGGAGGAGTTCGGGTTCGCGCTGGCAATGGAGCACCACGCCCCGCACAAGGAGTCCGGGCGGGCATTCCGTGACGTCCGGCCGATCGGGTCGTCGCTGTGGCTGCGATGGCCGGAGTTCGGGCTGGGCATCGCGCCCGACGACGGCTACCGCGACGACAACCGGGTCGTGAAGGTCGTCCACTGGCGCGGCGACCGTGACTCCCGCCCCTGGCCTGCCCAGCTCGTCCAGGGCGCCGTGCTGCCCTGGATCGACTCGGGCGCCGATTCCCACCACATCCGTAGAACTGCATGACCCCCCGGAAGGAACATCTCATGACCGACACCGATGCCCAGATGATCGAGGGCCTGGCCAGCGGGCTCGCCAGGCGCGAGCGATGCGAGGAGGACGCATGAGCAACATCGAGTGGATCCCGCGCGCTGATCCGCTGGGCCGGGTTGAGCAGTTCCCGGAGATGGCGGCCATGTTCGCCGAGGGCAGCCGTTGCGGTGACGGGAGGGCTCCGGGTGGCCGTCACGCCGATTCGGAGCGCTGCCCCGCCGACCTGGATCGCATCGACATCGTTACCGGCAAACCGGTGCCCCCTCTGTTGCGGCAACTCATCGACGGAGTCTCACGTCCCCTGTGGGACGTCGCGGACGCCGGGGCCAGACAATCCCACCCCCAGCCTCTGGAATCGCCACAGTGGGGAAAAGAATGCGTCTGGCTGGCATCCATGTGGCACGACGCGGTGGAAAATCTCGACGAGCCCGGGTGGAAGGCCGTGTGCCGGACGATCAATCAGGTGTGGTCTCGGCTCGCCCAGGCGATCGCGCTCACTCCGCCGGTCAGGGACGCGCCGTGTCCCAAGTGCGGGGGCCGTCTTCGCCCGGCCGGCGACATGCTGGTCTGCGTCGAAGGCCACGAGCAGCCGGGCCCGGAGAGGCTGGCCGAGCAGTGGCTGCACCATGCGCCAATGACGACCCGCGAACTGTGCGAGGCCCTGCCCGGGCTCACTTCGGCGCGGGTGAGGCAGTGGGCTCACCGTCGCAAGATCAGGCCTGATTCGACGATCAAGGGCGCCCCGCTGTGGTGGCCGTGGGATGCGATCAGGCTGCTGTGGCCGCAGCTCGCCGAGGAGGTCGAGACGTCTGCTGCGGAGACTCCTCAGGCGTGCTAAGGTGTGACACAGTTCCTAGGCGTAGTGCGCCCGGAGCCTAAACCCCGGCCACAGGGTCCGGGGTTTTCTGCTGTCCCGGGTCGAACGTCCAGGAGACCCCAGACAGCTGGTTGTCCAGTGAGCGCATGTGACTGGAAGACCGCCACCTCTGCGCAGTCCCCGTCAGTGTCAAAGCTGACGGGGGCACTTCATATCCGCCCCGCCTCTCCACGATGCGCACCTGGCGGATCTTCTCTTGATCCCGGACCAACGGAGGCTGGAACCCTCTGCCGGGATCACCCCGCCACCGAATCAGTCAACCGATCCGGGTCAGGCATGGCGGGGCACATCCACCCGGCAGGGCAGCGCCGATCCTCACAGGGATGCGGACACACTCAGGGGCTCCGGCGTCCCTGCCGGGAGGCACGCGCTGCTGCTGGAATGGCAGACAGGCCCGCCTCAAAAATCTGGCACCCAGGAAAATATGGCAGCCCCTCGAGGAATGGGTGGCGTCCTTATCCTGGCGCCCCAGTCGTGGCGCGATCCGGCCTGTCCTTTCCGGGTCCTTTCAGCAGGCAGGATCGCCCAGGCTCGCCACCTGGAGCCGCGCCCGACGGCTGCCACCATTCGGGCACACACATCGAGGGGAGGGGTTGGCATGGCTGCTGTGTGCAGCGAGCCCGGATGCCCGGCCATCGTGCCGCGTGCGGGCTACTGCCGACGTCATCGCCGCTACTCCCCGACCACCCGCCGCAGCGCCAGGGAGATCCGGCGTCGGGCCCAGGCGGTGGCCGACTGGGTGGCGGTCAACGGCTGGGTCTGTCCCGGCTGGCATCGCGATCCGCACGAGTCGCATGACCTGACCGCCGACCATGTGACGCCGGTCGCATGGGGTGGCGGCGACGGGCCGCTCACCTGTCTGTGCCGCTCGTGCAACAGTCGCCGCGGTGCCTCGATGGATCGGGGTTGAGCACCCGCCTCATGGCGTCGGATCGGCCGCCTGGACGCCTCCGGACGTCCGCCGTGACCCGGTGCTGACTAGGCGTGATGCCGCGCCATCGTCCATGTCATCCTTGATATGAAGGGCACCCTAATGTGGTGCTGACTAGGGGTTTCTCTACCCCATGAGTTTCCTGTGAATCTTCGGTGACTCCGCGCGAAATCGCCCTGACTAGGGGTTTCGCCTTCCTGTGACCCACCTGTGAGGGGTGGGGGAGGGGGCTCTGACTAGGGGTTTTACAGCGCTCGCGAGGTGTCTCGCTGTGCGGAGTGCTGAAAAGTCGTATTTTCGCCCCACTCGATGCCGCATGCGATATGCGGTCGGGGCCTGCTTGAGGAGGGGTCGCGATGACCGCACCGAAGGGTCTCAACACCGGCGGCCGACGTCTGTGGCGCCAGATCACCGGGGAGCATGAGCTGGATGCGGTGCAGCGCGTGCAACTGCTGGAGGCGTGCCGGACGAAGGATCATCTGGACAAGCTCGACGAGCTGCTGCGCGGTGAGCTGGACGCGTGGGCGAGGATCACCGATGCGCCGAACGAGGCGGGTGAGGTGAAGGTGGTCGTCAATGCGGCTCTGGACAAGCAGATGGCCGCGGCGAACCTCCTCAAGCAGCTCCTGGCGGCTCTGAGGCTTCCGGATTCGAAGACCGGAAAGAAGCCTCAGCAAAGGTCCGCGCGCGGCGCCTATGCCCCGAAGAAGCCTGGTGGCAATGTGACGGCGATCGATCGGGCGCGGAAGAGGCGCGGGGCATGACCGGGTTCATCCCGGCGTTCCCTGGGCAGGCGTCCAGCCTCGGCTACACGGCTGTGGACTGGATCGAGCAGAATTGCTGTCACGGCCCGGGTGACGTGCAGGGCGAGCCTGTCACGATCGACGACGAGATGTTCGACTTCCTGGTGGACGCCTACCGGATCGACCCGGAGACGGGCCGTCGGGTGTGGTCGGAGTGCATGCTCAGCCGGGCGAAGGGTCGGGCGAAGTCCGAGGTCGCCGGTTTCATCGTGTGCTTCGAGGCATTCGGTCCGTGCCGCTTCGACCGGTGGGACCAGAATGGTCAGCCTGTCGGGCGTCGTGTCACGTCTCCGATGATCCGTTGCCTGGCGACCGAGGAGTCGCAGGCCGGCAACACGTTCCAGGTGGTTGCCTACATCGTCTCGGACTGGGGACCGGAGAACCGGCCGGACATCTACTCCGGCGTGACCGGGTCGCGGCAGTACCAGAGCGCGTCGAGCATCTACCTTCCGCACGGCGGGGAGATCCGGGCGTGCACGTCGGGGTCGGCGTCGAAGGATGGCGGCAAAGAGACGTTCGCCGTGGCCGACGAAACCCATTTGTATGTGCTGCCTGAGTTGCGGAGCATGTATGCGACGGTGCGGCGCAACACGGGCAAGCGGAAGATTGCCCAGCCGTGGTTGCTGCAGACGACGACGGCTTACTGCCCGGGTGAGGAGTCCATTGCGGAGCAGACGTTGACGTTGTGGCGGACCGATCAGCTTCCTCCTGGGATTCTGATCGACCACAAGGAGGCGAGGGGCCCGGTGAAGGTCCGGGACCGTGAGCACACACTCAAGCAGCTTCACCAGGTGTATGGCGCCGCTCGGGATTGGATCGACTTCGAGGGCATTTACGAGAAGATGGTGGACCCTCGCACCTGCCCGGATGATGCGACGGCTGCGCGGTACTACCTGAACCGTCCGATGTCGACGAATGCGGCGTGGATTGCGAAGGACATTCATGAGCGGCAGACGCGCGATGAGACGGTGGCTGCGGGTGAGCACATCACGATCGGGTTCGACGGGTCGCTGAACGACGACACGACGGTGGTACGCGGCTGCCGCATCTCGGACGGGTTCTTGTTCAGGATCGGTGCGTGGCCGAAGCCTGCCGGGCCTGAGGGTATGGGCTGGTCTGTTCCCCGCACGGAGGTGCTGGAGTGCATCCGGGAGGCGTTCCGGACGTGGGATGTGGTGCGGGCCTACTGCGACCCGCACGAGTGGCGTTCGGATGTGGACCGGCTGGCTGAGGAGTTCGGCGAGGATCATGTGATCGCCTGGGCGACAACGCGGGCGACTCAGATGGGGTCGGCGCTGGACCGGTTGCACACGGACCTGATGAACGGCACCTGCTGGCATGACGC